GAGGATCAGTTGATCCGAAAGTATATCTCCGTCGCCGGTTCTGCTATCAAGCGGACTGTTGTTACCGTATGGGATGCGGTCGACCTACGAGACATTTTCGTATTCGGGGGCTTGGGGATTTTGTCTTACGGGCTTTATCTTTTTCGTCCTTGGGTAGCCTTCACGGTTTGCGGGGCGATTCTTCTTTCCATTGGTTTGTTCATCGGATGGAGAACTAAATAATGGGGATTCTCGGGAAGATCAAGGCGCTTTCCATCACGGACGAGAAGGCGTGGGATCGCAGCTTATGGCAGTTTGGCGGAGCGCAATCCCTCTCCGGTGAGAACGTAACTGAATATACCGCCTTGAATTATTCGGCGGTGTGGAATGCCGTTGAGTTGATCTCCGGCACTATCGCCGCCCTACCGCTCAATCTCTTACAGGGGAGCGGCGAAACAAAGCGCATCGCCGAGGACTACAAACTTCATCGGGTCATGCACTCTCGTTGGAACCCGTATATGACGGCCAAGCGTGGACGCGAGTGTCTGTCAGCCCACGTCATGACGTGGGGCAACGGATACGCGGAGATCGTGAGGAACGCATACGGCCAAGTGGTCGAGTTGTGGCCGATCACCCCGAGCCGGGTTACGCCGAAGATGGCCGACGGTAACTTGGTCTACGAGATCCGCATGGACGTCGGAGCACCGGTCATTCTTCCCCGCGAGAAGGTACTTCACATCATAGGGCCGAGCTATGACGGCTTCATCGGTTACTCGCGGATCGCGATGGCCCGCAAATCGATCGGCTTGGGGATGGCGCTGGAGACCTTTGGCGCGTTGTATTTCGGGCAGGGGACGCATCCAGGAATCATCGTGTCGCATCCGTTAAAACTTGGCCCTCAGGCATCGGAAAATCTGAACCGATCACTTGCAACTGAATATGCGGGACTCGGGAAAACACACAAAATCCTTCTCCTCGAAGAGGGGATGAAGTTGGAGAAGTTGGGCATCCCTCCAGAAGATAGCCAATTTCTTGAATCGCGGCAGTTTCATGTGACCGAGATTGCGCGGTGGTTCAATGTCCCTCCCCATAAGATCAAAGACCTGACGCGGAGCAGCTTCAACAATATCGAGTCGGAGCAGCGGTCGTTCTACACGGACACACTCTTGCCGTCGCTCGTCGACCTAGAGCAATCCTACGACATGCAACTCCTCACGGAGAGCGAACGCGACCAGTCGGGCCGCGGACGCCTCTACTTCAAGCACAATGCCGACGGCATCCTACGCGCCGACACCGCCGCCCGTGCGACGTTCTACAAGGAATTGTGGTATCTCGGCGCGATAAACGACAACGAGATAAGGTCGCTGGAAGACCTCCCCCCGCGTAAAGGCGGGGACGTTTATTTCGTTCCGGCGAACATGGTCCCCTTAGGTAAAGATGGGATGCCGATGCTACCGGAACCGAAGGATGACGGCCTACCAGCACTCCCCCCGAAGAAGAACGGCGAGGATACCAACGATCAGACCGCGAGGAGGACAGCGCGATGAAATGGTACAGGATCGAGGCGAAGGCGGAGAAGGCCGAAATCTGGATCTACGAATACATCGGCGAGGACTTTTGGACTGGCGGCGTCACGGCGAAGAATTTTCAGAAGGACCTGGACGCGATCAAGGCAAAGCAGATCGACCTCCATATCAACTCTCCCGGCGGGGATGTGTTCGACGGGGTGACAATCTACAACCTTCTAAAGCAGCATCCGGCGAATGTCACTACGTACATCGACGGACTGGCGGCGTCCATCGCATCCGTCGTCGCGCTCGCGGGCGACAAGGTGTATATGGCTGAGAACGCCCTGTACATGATCCACAATCCGTGGGGCTTCGCGATGGGCGATGCGAACGATATGCGGAAGACCGCCGATGTGCTGGACAAGGTGCGTGGGTCAATGATGACGACTTATGTTTCCGCATCCGGCAAGACCGAAGAAGAGATCATCCCGTTGCTCGATGCCGAGACTTGGATGGACGCGGAGGAGGCCAAGGAGTTCGGTTTCGTGGATGAAATCACCGAAAAGATGGACCTGGCGGCGTGCTCCAAGTTCCTTCCCGTGATGTCGAAACTCAAATTCAAGAATGTGCCGCAGGCATTCTCCGGGGCAAAGGAAATGCCTGCCGAAAAAGAGCTGGAACGCGCCCTGCGCGATGTAGGGTGCAGCCGTAAGGCGGCGAAGTCCATTCTTGCAAAGGGCTACTCGGACGGCCTGCGCGATGCTGGCGCGGACGATGATGCCCCTCCCATTACGGAGCCTCTGCGTGATGCCGAGGAACCGATACCGGCAAGGAAGGATAGCGTCACCGATCTGCTCGTAAAGGCGACAAGGCTTCTGGCGTCAACGTAAGCCCATCCCCGCATAGCAGGATTCAGAGAGGCCACCTTCGGGTGGTCTTTTTGTTTTCGGCTTCCTGCGGCCAAGCACACGACAAAGGAGAAAGGGAGATATGAAAACCATCACACAGTATCGCGAAGAGATCAAGTCGCTACGGAAGGCCGCGGGAGATATCAGCGCCAAGGCGGTCAACGAAAACCGCGACCTTCTGGATTCCGAAGTGTCGGTGAAGAACGAGATACTGGACAAGATCGAGGAGCTGGAAAAGATCGTCGCCGTCCAGGAGCGCGAGGAGCGGATCGCGGCAAGGCTGGAAGGGCCGCAGAATCCTCCGGCGACCAAGCCGGGACCGCAGGCGACGAAGCACGAAGGCAGGCCGCAGGATCGGTTCGGGTCCTTCGGGGAACAGCTCGCCGCTGTTGTGAATGCTGGACGCCCCGGCGGTTCCACCGACCCTCGGCTTCTCAACATCCGCGGTGCGGCCTCGGGGATGTCCGAATCAGTCCCCTCGGATGGTGGGTTCATCGTCCAGCAGGATTTCTCGACCGAATTGCTCCAGGATGCTTTTGCTACCGGCATCCTCTCGTCCCGGTGTCGTCGGCAGCCGATCAGTGGTTCGTCCAACAGCATCAAGATCAACGGGGTCGACGAGACCTCGCGTGCATCATCCCGGTATGGCGGAATTGTTGGGTATTGGTCGGATGAGGCTGGCGAGAAGACGAAATCCGCACCGAAGTTCCGGAAAATCGAACTGAACCTGAAGAAACTCGTCGGCCTGTGTTATCTGACCGACGAACTGCTTGAAGATGCGCCTGCACTTGATGGATTCGTCCGGGAGGCGTTCCCCGGTGAGTTCGGCTTCCTTCTCGACGATGCGATCGTCAATGGGTCGGGAGTCGGCCAGCCCCTTGGAATACTCAACGCCGGATGCCTCGTCAGCGTTGCCGCCGAGACCGGTCAGACCGCAGCGACGATCCTCGCGGAGAATATCGACAAGATGTTCTCGCGGCGTTTCGCATCACAGACCGGGAACTATATCTGGCTCTACAATCAGACCATCGAGCCGCAGTTGTCGCAGCTCGTGTATTCGGTCGGCACCGGTGGTGTGCCTGTATACCTTCCGCCCGGCGGTTTGAGCAATGCACCGTATGGGCAGATCAAGGGACGCCCTGCAATGGCGATCGAGCAGTGCGCGGCCCTCGGGACGGTCGGCGACCTGATCCTGGCGAACTTCCCCAACGGATATGTGCTCGCGGAAAAAGGCGGCATCAAGGCGGACATGTCCATACATGTCCGGTTTGTGAACGATGAATCTGTTCTCAGGTTCGTCCTCCGCGTGGATGGGCAGCCGGTTCGGGCCTCGGCCCTGACGCCCTACAAGGGTGGTGCGAGTGCAACCCAGTCACACTTCATAGCATTAGCGACCAGGGCGTAGTAAACAAAAACCCACAAGGTGAAGGAGGAAACACCATGTTAGCTGAAAACTACAAGATCGTCCCGGTGATGAATGCTGCCGATGTTAGCACTGGTACGGATTGCGATTCCATCAACATGTCGAATTACCACAAGGCGACGTTCATCTTCACGTTCGGCACAGTCACCACCGACATCACGTTTACCCCGAAGACCGGTATCTCTGAGGGGACGAAAACGAATGCCGTTGCTACAATGTACGCTGCCGGTGGGGCAATCATCGGCACTGCAGTGGCGGGGAGTACTGCATCCTGCGACGTACTGGCCGCATGGACCGCCAGCACGACCACCATATCTTTGACGGCCGCCTCTAACAAGATGCTCGTCATGGAAATCAGTGCTGCGGCTATTACTTCCGGGGATGACTGGTTGACCGTAACGGTCGCTGCAGGCACAAGCGGCATCTGCCACGCGGTTGCGATCCTCGAACCGCGTTACGGATCGAGCCGGATCGGGACCTGCCTGAAGTAACCAACCTGACGGGGCGGTCCTTCGGGATCGCCCCTTAACTGGGGTGGCCTGGAATGACGGTCATGCCCCATCCAAGGAGGATGAAAATATGCCGAATTACAATCCGAGCACCATCGCCAGAATCGGCGATCTGACAAACGGCATCCAGACGGATACGGGCGTGCTGGCTGCTGCGAGCTACATCGAGCAGACGCAGCACGAACTCTTCACAGTCGTCGGGCGCGTGAAGATCCACAACCTCTTTGCCGAAGTGACGACGATCTTCTCGAACAACGCCTCGCTCGTGCAGTTCAACTCGACATGGACAGCACCGGTCATAGGTGTGGCCCCGTTGTGCGGGGTGTCCATCACCGTGGCGCAACTCGCTGTTGGTGAGCGTATCTACTGGGTGGGCGGCGCGGTGGCGACGGCGGCGGTTCTCACGGCAACGCCGGGAATCTCCGACATCAACGTGACGCCGCACATCGTCGGAGGCGTGACCGGCCTGGGAGTAAATTACGCAGGGACGATCGGTATCCTCTCGACGACGGCATCCTTGACGACCGGCAATTTCCGTGCCTCGGTGTTCTGGACCCCGATGAGTCCTGGCGCATACATCCAAGCACTCGTCTAACAACCTGACGGGGCGGGGAGGTAAATTAGACTCCCCGCCCTTTTAAGGGGAATGAAGATGACGGTTCGACTCGTAACGGTAATCCAGAACTACATCGGCCTGTCCACGGATACGATGCCGACGAGCGTCAAACCTGGCAGCACATTCTGGGCGTGGGACACCAACGCCAGGTACGTCACCTACGACGGCACGAATTGGGTAACGGAGAGGATCGGCAGTTTTATCGCGGAAACGACGGAGAATCTCCAGCAGGCGGCGGCCACCTACGATCTGTTCACCGCAACAGGTGCGAATGTGCTGGTCGAGAACTTCACCTTTACGCTCCCGAACGTGGACTGCTCCGACGATGTGAACATCACGTCGATCTCGGTCGTGACGGACGAAACGACGCCGCGCACGCTGGTCACTACAGCGCAGGGAGCGAAGGCAAACCTTGTTGCAAACGCATCCTTCTCCTACTCGACGCCGTTCACCCTGCCGGTCGGGAAGAAGATCAGACTGACGATCGCCGGGGGCGCGTCGGATGCGTCGACTGTCTGCACGGCTACGGTGAAGTATCAGAGCATCGCACCCGCAGGATACATGGCAGGATAAAAAGCAATAAGGAGGATACAAGCATGGCAAGAAAAGTTCCTACAAGGAGAACCCGCAAGGGATATCCGCAAGCCGTTGTCGGGATGTCCGGGATGTACCGGGTGAAGATCGTCAACCCGGATGGGACCGTGGCCGGGGATTCCGGCTGGAACAAGAACGTCATTACCAACGTCGGGCTGTCCGATTACATCATGAAGAAGTTCCTGTCGGCGACGGGTTCATTGGTCCCGGCGTATTTCGCGCTCGGGTCCGGCAACACGTCTCTGGCGACCAACGCGACCTCTCTGCCAGGG